TCACGACAAGGATGGTGGCGTTTCGACCAACCTGTATGTTCAAATTCTGACTGTTCTGCTTCTTCATTTGCACGCTCGTTCAAATCATCCAACCTGTGTTCACTACAGTTGACTCACCGTCATCGTCATCACCTTCCTCAACTAAGGGAACCTCAATCATGCTGACAGGGCTGAATGAAAAGGCAGTGGCGAATCTTGGCGTGTCACCCTCCCGGTTCTTCATCACCTCAACGATTCGTTGTGATCGCTGATAGGGGGCTGGACCCTGACGGATACCCAATACAACGCTGGCGTCTTGCGGAATGCTATCGCTTCCTGCGATGTCCCCGAGGTCTAGTTCCTTCTTACCCTTGCTCTTCTGGTTTCGATTAAACTGGACGCTGATGACGACAGGGATGTCGTAGCGAATGGCTAGTTGCTTTAACTCGCAGATGACTTCGCTGATAGACTCCCATTTACTGATGTGCCCCTGCCTACGACCAGATGGAGTCAACAGGTAGGCTGCGTCAACGAAGAGAATCTTTGGCGAGAACTCCATTACCATTGCCTCGATCCCTGACACGCTTTTTCTCATGTCCCCGGCGAGCATATAGATTGGCGTTTCATTGTTCTCCATATCATCAATCACGGAGAGAAGATGCTCGTGGGAATAGGTGGTCAGCCCACCATCGCGGATCAAGTTCGGATTGAACCCTGACCGTCTGCCAACCCATCTGCGGACCATCTGCGTGGTGGTCATCTCCATTGAGACCAGCGCAGCAGGGTTGCCATCGAGATAGGCAGAGTTGACCATCTCCAGCAGCAGGTAGCTTTTACCCATTGAGGGACGACCAGCCAGCACGATGACATCGCCGCCCATGAACCCCATAGTAGCGAGGTCAAGCGTAGGCCAGCCGGATGGGATTCCGCGAAGACCGGGATTAGACCTAGCCCACAGATAGTCGTCACGCACGGCAGATACTTCATCGCGAAGCGTGGTGTAGCGTTCTGAGCCTACCACCAACGAAGCCTCTGCCACCATCTCGCGAAGAACAGCAAGCATCTCGTCAGTATTCTGACTGCTCATGGCTTGCACAAGACGCGGGTGCTTTTCGTCCACCCGCGTATAAGCAAACCTCCGCTTCAACGTGTCGAGCCAATACTCCGATGAAGCACTGCGGCGTGGGCGAGGAAGCTGAAACCCTTCTTGTGCGACGACATCAATCGTCGGCATCTCCTTGTAACGCTCAAAGTAATCTCGGATGAACGCAAAGGCTGGGAGTTCCTCCTCAGTGAACATCTCATCTTTTGCGCGACGAAGAAGACGCCAATCGTTGCTACCTATCGTAGCGTGTAGAAAACTGAATCCGGTAGACATAGGTTAGAGATTGGTCAGCGTGACTTTGTGGTGAAGGGCGATTCGCTTTTTGAACCGCTTAGTGAGTGATCCCTGAGCAATTTGAACGTCGTGCAAAAACACGATGGACTTGCCATCCATCAGCCATCGGGAAAGGAACCATTCCAAGATGCCGTCCTGCGCTGATGTAGTCTGGTCATTGCGCTCACCAGAGAATCCTTCTATGAACAACGCATGAACACCGTTGGTGTCCTCCCATACCTCCTCGTTGAGTTGTGACTCGTTAAGCATATCGAGCACATGGTAGGCTTGAACAGGAATACCATGCAGGATGGCTGCTCTCGCCATGCAATAGAAAGCATCTGTAGCTTCGGGCTTGTCAGAAACGATCTCGATGACGGAACTACCTTTTCGTAGCTCTGCGTAGCCTCCAGAAGAAAGCCAGTCGAGAACAGCTTCACCAAACTTTCCGCACTTGCTGAGTGACGCATCTTCCCGCTGATAGCTTTTCGGAATCCCGGCTAGGCCGAGCATCTTCTTCAGTTCCTTGTCTTGAATTTCCATGGTGTTATTCCGTAGCCCAGATTGCCAGCTTGATTGCAATGGACACTACTGATACAAGAACGCTGATTAGCAGGATCAGAATGAAGCATCCGCATCCAGCAGCCACAATCAGTTGGTCATCTGATTTATCATTGAGTTTCATATCACTTGTCCTCCCATTTTTTGAAGTTGGTTTTTGAGGGCAACGGGGTGCGCTTTCTCGGAGTGATTGCGTTGCTCGCGTCCTCACGACGGTTGAACGTCTCCATCATCACGCTCAATCGTTGTCTAGCCTTCGACAACTCAGCAAGTTCCTTCTTGGTGGCGAACTCTCGCTCAACCATCTGTTGCGCCTTCTCCGGGTCCATGCCGTTCTCGACCAACTCACGAATACGACGTTCATGTGGCTCCAGCTTGCGCCAGACTGCGATGGCTTGCTTCTCTCGGTATGCCTCCTCGTAGTAGGCGCGGAGCTTGCTGCTCACGATCATGCGAAGTGCAGGGGCTTTTGGGTATCCGGTCATCCATGAGAAGGTTCCAACTCGCAAGGCATTCCAGTTATCGAACAACCATTCAAGGTAGTCGTAAAACTCACCCTCGTTTCGAGCTTGCACCCAGTTCTTCCAATAGGTGTGAAGGATGGACACACTGGTCTTCGGCAAAGGCTCCAGCGGAATGTCAGGGAAAAAGCGGAGCCACAGTTCTCGCCATGTAATGATGAGGGCGGAACGGGAGGGGAGGAAGCCGGACTTGTCTTGTCGAAGCGGACGACCGTCGGCTTGCCGCAACGCGGCACGCTTCCTAGAACGGACCTTGACGTTCAATACAATCTCTTCGATACCCTTGCGACCACGGACGCTTGCGTCCGTAGTCTCTTCCTTTGGTTTACCCTCTTTATTCTCTTCTCTTAATCGGGGCGTTTTCGCCCCTAAGAAGGGGGGCGTTTTCGCCCCCATGAGCGGGGCGTTTTCGCCCCCTTGCTTGAGTCGTTTTGGTAGTTGCATAGGCTTGGGGGTCCAATCAAAGTTCAATGCGTATCGCTTTGCTCTGTCATGTTTACGTGACTCAACACGAACAAGCCCGAGTTCAACAAGCGAGTGAACGACTTCGGCGGCACGCTTGCGACAAGAGGTAAACGGTGCTGCATAGAACACACCGTCAGACCCCACGATGCCCTGAGAACAGTGGTCCATCGTGATACGCTCCCACTCCTTTCCCCAGCCGAGTGTTCGGTCGAAGATGAATAGTAGGGCGAGGCGTTGCAAGGCAGTGAGGTATCGAAACCATTCTCTGAGCATCTTTCGTTGAACCTCATGTATGAACTGCCAATCGCTAATTTTAGTTGCACAATTTGCACGCTCGTGCATATTTTCTTGTGTTTGTGGATTTGCCCCCCGGTTCCGTTTTTGATCGCTCGGAGCCGGGGGGTCTGTTTTTCAGCCGATCTCTCCAGCAACTTGCATCGCTTGGATCACTGCGACTTCTGCGGCAACCGCATCTTCGTAGTCTTGGAAGTAGACCACGAAGTCTCCCTCGTCGTCTGATAACTCCGCGACGGCCTGACCTTGAAAGTCCTCGTAGTTGACCTGCGCGTTCTTGAACGTGTCGTAATCCCACGACAACCCATGCAGAAGAGCGTCTTCGCTCACCCAGCGAATGAACCACTCCTGATTATGCTGGTCCCACTCAATGATGGTGGCACGTTTGACTTCGGCGTGCCCAAACTTGCGAAGGTCAATCCCTTGCCCTCGTTTGTGTTGCAGTCCGAAAATGGACCCGTCCGGTCGAACCGTGATGACTTGAGTGGGCATCAGTTGTAGAGGGTTTCGTGGTTGTCTTCGGTTTCGATCATGTGGATTTCCGGCTTCTCCACGACCGATACTTCGTTCGGCTTGGCGTTGCTGGAAAGCGCGTTGATGATTCCCTTGGTGGCTTCGGTGCATCCGCATCCAGCGAAGCCGACGGCTTCCACCTTTGCGCGACCCACCTTGTCGATGGTGATAACGATTTGTTTCATACTCAGTTGATGTCGATAGTAAGGTGGATGTTCCCATGCTCGTCCAAGCTACTGCTCGAAATGATGTAGCCTTCAGCCGCAGCCTGTTCACACGCCGCAGCAATGGAATACTGCTGCATCAGTTTTCCAACAGAGTGGAGTTGCTGCTCACCTGCCTCACGCTCACCAGACCAATGCTCCACTGCCCCAGCGAACTGCGCTCCAAGGAACTTGCGAATCGGCTTCTCCTCAGTAGAGAACCCCTTCGCCATCGACTCTGCGATGCTGGGATACTGGTAGTCATCGAAGAAGGGAACCAGTTCGCCGTGCTGATTGTAGATGAGTCCGATGTCATAGTAGGCGTCTGCCACCTTGATGACATAATCGCACTCCTCCGGGTTCTCGTGAAACCTCAGACCCTCATGCGGCTGGCCAGCACGTTGAGCCGTGTCCTGCTTGGACTTAACGTGCTTTGCAATCTGGTCCGCGTAATACATACGTGGGACTGCGTTGCGCTCAAGAGTGATGTTGATGCCCTGCGATTGCAGGATTGTGATTGCCGTCTGAAGAGCAGTGATGCTCTTGATCGGCGTGCTTTTGATAGACGTTGTGTGTGACATAGTGGATTGTATTGAAGTATAAACTAAACCCGTTTTCTTTGCAAGTAGTTTTTTTGATTTGCACGTTCGTGCAATTATGCGCCGAGCACTCGCTTCGGCCTTGCCGCCACGAATACCTCCCGCTTCTCCCCCTTCTCATCCGAGACTTCAATCTTCTTCACCTTAGTGGCAGGGGTAGCCTCCGGGGAAAGCTCGGTCTGCGAAGTGATCGCCTTACTGACTGCTGAATCGGAGCAGAAGTGCTTGAACTGCGGAAGAACCTTCACCCCTTCCGCCTCAACCTCATCGAGAGTGAGGATGTCGAAGTTGCCCTCGACCTCACCTTGATTGAACGCGGCACTAGCGTGGTCGGTGATCTTGAAAGTGATCGAGCGAAGTGCTGCTCCTCCACGAATTCGGAGATACACCGATGCGCGAGTAGGGCGACGACCGTAGTTGTTTCTTGCGTCAACGAACAGCTTGATGATCTCACCTTCCGCGATCTCAAACATCTGCGTGCAAGCCTGACCAACAACTTTTGGGTTCAGACCCGGAACAGACGGGAAGATGTGCGGAGTTCCGACTCGATTGACGACTCCAACGGTGGGACCGGATTTGGCTGCGGCATCGAGAAATACTTCCTTGTTTCCTTTTCCTCCCCGTCGAGGGGAGTGGAAGGCTCGGACTTGGCCGGACTGATTACGAAGGACGATGTTTCCAGTAGTGAGTTTGATAAGTGGCATGGCAGTGTTGCTGGTTGATTATTGACCGATGCGGCGACGACGGGGGGCAGGGACTTCCGCAAGTGAGGGAGCGTCCTCATTAGCTTCGTCCTCCTCCGAGGGAGTAGAGGCGAGACGGGCGTTGTTCTTAGCCCACTCACTCATACGGGCGAAATCTTCTGGGAACGCTTCCGCAAGCGGACGCATCTCACCAAGCATCTCTGCGATGAGCTTGCCGCTAACGTCCTCCTTGCGGACGAACGCGACCTTCACTGCTTCCTTAACCGCAGCCTCCAACTCAGCGGAGACGTATCCGCGAGAGGCGCGAACAGCAACGTCAAGGTCTTTGATCTTTCGGACGTTCTGCTTGCGCTTCTTGAGGTGGATGCGAAGGATGGCTTCGCGTTCCTCCCTGTTCGGCGGCATCACTGCGAACACCTCATCGAGACGACCCTTGCGGAGCAGTTCCGGTGGAAGCGAGTCGGTTCGGTTGGCGGTATAGATCGGGAAGATCGGAGCCTTGGTTTCCTGCATGAATGTCAGGATGGCTCCGAGGACGCGGCGGGAAACACCGGAGTCGCCGCCACTTTGATGGGAACCACCGAGGGACTTGTCGATTTCATCGAAGAGGACGGTGACTCGCCCCATCGCTTCCAGTTGCTTCAAGGCAGAACGAACGCGGCTTTCCGACTGACCTACCAGCGAACCGAAGCACTTGGACACATCGAACTTGACCAAAGGTTGACCGAGGGTAGTTGCGATAGCTTTTCCAATGAGAGTCTTTCCGGTCCCCGGAGGACCAACTGCCGCGATTCCAGCAGGAGCATCCACACCGAAATTACGAGCCTCTTCAGTGAACGCGACGGCAGCGTTATTGATCCACTCCTTCAGTGCATCCAGCCCACCGACTTCACTCATGTCAACGGGTTCCATGAGTTCCAGAACCTCAGACTGCTTGACCACTTCGGTCTTGGCATCAAGGACGGTTCCGTTGAACTTCTCGAAAGGAATCTCATCTACGGAATCCTCCGGGTTCTTATTCTCAATGATTGCTCGGGAGAAGGCGAGTTCTGCCTCCATCTGCGTCAACCCGCCAGCCGCAGCCGCGATGGTTTCGCGCTCACCCTTAGTGTAGATTTCGGGGACGACTTGACCTTCCGGCACTGAGCTTTCCACGATGTAGTGGAAGAGTGAACTCATCTCCTCGATTGAGGGGAGGTCGAAGTCCACCGTGGGGATGTCGTGCTGAATCTCGTCTGGAAGACTAACGTGTTCTGGGACCACAACAACCATCCGCATTTTCTTGCTCATGGTCGGGAACACACGAACGTATTGGCGAAGAAGCTCGACCATCGCCGGGGCTTTCTCCAGCCACGGATGGATAGCGTGCATGACGAAGTATCCGGGGGCTTGCCAACCCTCCGGTTCCCATCCACCGTCCACGTTCATCAACCACTTCATCGCGGCGAGCGGATCAAGCGTCTTCTGATTGTGCGGCTTGGTTCCCGGTGCGTCAGACGGACGATAGACGCGCCACCCATTGACGGCATCCCACTGCCCGAAAGGAACGGCTTCCGAGAAAGCCATTTCTTTGACCGCTTCCATTGCGCGGTAGGGTTCCCGCGTCCGGGTGAACATGACTCCGCATCCTGACTTGCTCAGAATGCCGAGTTCCTTCTTGTATTGATCGCTAGTGTTCATTCGTATGATGCTCTTCTACTGTGAGCAAGGTAACTCTAAAGTGTCTTTTTTTCTTTGCAAGCGGTTTTTTGCACTTTCGTGCAAATTATTCCCCCGGTCTCCTTCTAGAACGGAACTTCAGCTTTGGCGGGGCAGGGGCTGGGGCAACTTCCAGTAGCCCGTGACTTGGAAAGCCGGGATGTCTCCGAGACTTGACGGAATGCCAGCGGCACTCAACATCTCGCCCCTCGCGTTCGGCGCGTTCCAGTTTCTTCACCACATCCGTCCAGAGCGAGGCGCGAGTTTCCCCGGCAGCAAACTTCGCCCAGTAACGAGCGGACTCAAGATCAACGGTAACGACTTGCGGAGGCTGATACGCTTTGCGCGGCTTTGGTAGTAGGGTTCTCATTGACCCCGACTCTACCTTAGCCGTTTTTCTTTGCAAGTAAAAATTTCAGCCCCCCGTGCCAACACGGCCAGCAACACGGTCTAAGTCGGTAGCCTCATCGAAATCCGGCATGACTGGAGACGGGCCAGAGTTCGGTGGTGCTTCCACACTCCTAGGCTTCAGCCCTGTCTTGAAGTTACCGTTGCGATGGATGGCTGGCAGATTGATACCCGTCATGTGTTTACCGTCCTTGCTCACCATCGCGGCGGCACGAATTTCACGAACTTCACCAGAGGCAGTGACGATTCTGAAAATGTCTTGATACCCTCCACGCTCATCAATTGCTTTGAGAACGCGAGCAGTTACTCGATCCCTATCCTCCGGGTAGATCGCGGCTTCAAACCCTCCGTAGTTTGGAGTCCAGTGTTCTTTGATACGACCAAACAGGATGAACATCTGATCGTCCCAAAAAAGTTCGTTGGTTTCAAGATTCCAATACCACCTGCCAGCGTCCGCTGCATGAAGTGAGAGGGAAAACTTCTCTCGCTCATTACTGTAGCTGCAACGCTCCGCAAGGTAAATTGGAATGCTCAAACCACCTAAAACAATCAAGATGGTGTGAAGATACCCGGAGATTCGTTGGCGCAGCGTTTTCATTTCTTCGCGAGGAAGCGTTTGACTAGGTTGCTGATGGCGATACCGATCAACGCGAGAGTATCGAATGCTTTGTATCCAGCGAAAATGGCAACGCCGAGAAGAAAGTAGGAGAACCCATAGTGTTGGACCAGAAGGAAGGTAATTCCGGCAGACACCAACGCACCAGCAAGAAGATAGGCACAAATCACTCGAACAGTGAGGGCTTTCGATTCGTTGCCAAGGACTGATGCCAGCGCACTAAGCAACCCAAGCATGGCCGCTCCAGCGAGATAGCTAGCGATTTTCAAGTCAGCAGAAAGCGGGTTGATTGGCTCCATTGGTTTTGGAACAGTTTGCATGGGCGTCAACCTTTTGCGGCTGCTTTGATTTTCGCAACGTCTGCAAAGCACACGGCACGAAACTCCTTCATTGTGAGACTGTCTCCCTCCAAGTTCAATGCGCCACCCGGATCACTCTTCCTACCGGGACTCACTTCGTCATGTCCAAGAACCCGGTCGATTGAGAACACGTCAGGGTTGTTGAGGTGAAGCCACGCGACGAGCTTCCGAAGCGCGAGCATTTGTGGAAGCGTGTAGAGGTGATAGTGCCCCGCCGAGATATTATCGCGTGCGCTGACCGTGATGACCTCTTCGTGCGGGATTCGATTTTTCGGGTCGAGCTTTCCGTTGTCCCACCACGGGTAGTAGTGCCCGCCGTTTGCGCGGAGATTGCCCGCGGCTTGAAGCTCCACCCCGGCGAAGTCATCCGAAACGTAGCCCTTGACCGATGGGTGCGAAGAGTTCCCAGCGTGGTAGCCATGGAAGTTGAGGGGATCGCTTTGACCGAGGTTGCCGTCCTTGTCAATCATCAGGTAAAGCATCCCACTTGTCCGCATGAAATCCATCCCGGCTTTCAGTCCGTTGCGATGTCCAGCCGTCCAATGAACGATGAGACCGGAAGGATACTTGCGGGGATATTCTCCGCGTTTCGGTCCTGCGGCAAAGCGTTGCGCCCAAGGAATCCAAAGCTCGCCCTTCCCGAAAGAATACTGCGAAGGGTCGTGAAGTGGGAGCGTCGTGGACGCGGGGACCACCGGAACTTGCTGAGTAGTCGGAATAGGTTCAGATATGACGGGTTTGAGTCGTTCACCGACAATCTGGCGGCGTTCCACGTCAAGAACGTCCGTGATGAGATTCATCACATTCTGGCGTTCCTCATCGGTCAACCCTTTAAAGTAGACAAACTCATTGGAATCTTTTTGAGCAAGATACCAAAGATGGGTGAACAACGCGGAACGATCATGCGCTACAATTGTGTTTTCCATACTATTAAATTTCCCGTAAATTAGTAAGTCAATCCTGTCAGATAAGTAAACCCTTAGCTTGCGAAAGTGTAGGAGGTCTCACTAGCTCCGTTGTCGATTCCGTCGATAAGAAGGGATATCATGGCTTGCTTGTTGGTAGCGGTGTCGTTCCAGCTACTTGTGGATGATGGCGTCTGTGTGCAGGTCGCGTATACAACATCCGCCCCTCCGAACGGAGAACCTGGTCGCCAAGTTGAGTCGTAAAAAGTCAAGACCCCAAGACCGATATTGGTTCCCGATGTCGCCTCCACAGCAATGTAATAGGTGCCGGGATTCAATTCTACCGCCGAGGTAAAAAGCGCATCGTTCGGGAATGCGGCAGTATCTGGAGGTATGTTAGCAAACAGGTTCGCGCTAGCAAGAATTGTTGATCCGTTGGAACCATAGAGAATTGCCTTTGCGGTCGCGTCCAAATCTGCCCAAACGCGCAATCCGCAAACGCGCACCTTCGCATTGATCGTGATTTTGTTACCCCGAGTGTCGGGAGTGCTTCCAGAATTGAAGGTCTCGAGTCCCGCGTCGATGATTGGCCACATATGACGCAACGGCACCGCAGAACCGGAAGTCCCAATCCCAAAGCATGGAGCGAGAGTCGCAACGTGCGTCCCCGAATCAAGGAAATAGGGAAGACCGGAACCGTGATTGTCGTCCAGGAAGTTTCCGAATCGAATTGCTATCGGGTTAGGCAAACTCAAATCATGCTGGATGACAAGCGCAAAAAGTTTCCCCCGATTAACTGGGAACGGAGTATAAGACACTTCGTAGTTCCCCGCCCCGTTAGCGATAGTGATGCTTGCGGATGCGTTGGCGTGGATGAGTGTGCTATTTGGCAACCCGTCTCCAGTTCCTACTTCCTCAAGCCTGACCAACACAGTGCAGCCCTGCGTTGCTGATGCCACACGAAAAAAGACGCGACTAATTGTTTGCGTCGAAGGCATCTGTCCGATATACGCAACGGATGCCCCCGCCGCATTCAAATCGAAGTTGGTTCCCGAGGCAATCGCGGGAGCGGCGCTCGCGTTGTTTGGAAACGCCGGAAGGGACATGGTTGGAACGGAAACAATCATTTCAATCGATTTTCCTGAGCGGTCAAGTAGGCGGCGATATATTCGGGTGACTTGGTTGGATCTTCGGCATCGCGAATCGCGATTAGCTCGTCAAGGCCCGCCACAAATGCCGCTTTCGTTTCCTCAAATTGCGCTTGGCTTTCCGCGTCGAAATCCAACGGAGTCGGAATCGCCGCGACCGCATCGCGTGCCAGTTCCTCTTGCCCCTCGTCGAGGAGGAGGACGACCGCTTCGAAGATAGGCTGGAACGAATCGCGGAAAAGCGCAGGGCAGTCTTGCCATGCGATTGCCAGCTCGGTTCTTTTTTCTTCGATGGTCATAGCGTCCGAGTCACTTTGATGGTTAGTGCGACGCGTGTTACAGTCGCCGAGGAATCGACATTGAAAGCGAGGTAGTCACCTTCGGGAAGCAAGGTTGCCCACCCCGTCAGTGTCGTGTCTTGATTCTTTTGAGCAGAGGACAGAGTTGGTTTCGCCGAGGCGACAATGGTATCCGAAACGGTTGGCGGAAAGTTCGCATAGGTGTCCCGCCAGATATCAATCACGATGCTGCCGGATTGATCGGCGACGATCTCGACGGAATTGATCGTGCAGGAATATGGCACTCGCAGGTATCCTTTGACGCCAGTCGTTATCGCGGACCCTGCTCCGTCGATGACGAGGCCAAGCGATCCAAGCATTGCAGATCCAGCCTCCAAAACGCCACTTGTTCCGGTTTTGACCGGGCGGTTCGCCGTTGTCCCGATTGCTCCCGCGCTGGTGACATTTCCATGGGCATGGTTACCTTCTGAAAACTGCCCTGCGTTAGTTCCGAAAGCTCCAGCCTCCAAAACTCCGCTGGTTCCAGTTTTAATTGGGAGTCCAGATGTTGAGCCAATCGCCCCGGCGTTGGTCAAATTACCGTGGCTGTGTTGCTGGTAATAATTCGGACGGACGAAAATAATCCCATTGCTTGCGTGAGCATTGACAACGGCAAGCACTTGGACGAACGGGCTTGTAAACGCAGGTGCGGTTTTCGTAAGAGTCCCTGCCGAAGCCCCGGCGTAAATGATTTCCCCGTCAACCCACGATTCGCTATAGTTCCCGCCGTTGGTCTGAATCCCGGTCAGCTTTCCAAACGCAATGACGAAACCCTCGCTTCCAGTTGTAAGCGATTCCGCGGTCAACCCCATGAAATAGGTAGCAGGTCCAATTCCATCCCACGGCTTGATATTGAGCTTTCCACTGTTGCCAGTGGTTCCGGCGAACATGACCGGAACACCCTTCGCGATGGTGCTGGCTGTGCTGTTTTTGACGTGGTAAACGACATGCTGTCCTGTGTGCAGAATGAATCCATTGAGTTGAACATCAATCGTTTCAAAATCGGGATTCCACTGCATTTCCCCAGCCGCCGATAAAGTGCCAGCGGGGGTTGTGTCGAAGGTGAGTTTCTCAAGTGCCCCAAGAGTATCGCCAGAATGTGTGTGCGCCGTTGGAGTGCGTGCATCGCTTAGGCGTGAGTCGTTCCCTTGGCAGATCGTGCCGCTAGTCGTTCCGAAAATGGCGGAGGCTGAAATTTGCTGCCCTGTCAGCGTTAGGTCGATGCTGCTTGAATCGGAAACCGTGACCGCGTCGTGAAGTTGGGCGTGGCTGTGATCGCCAGCCGCGACGGTTCCGGCGGTGGTTCCGACATTGAGCGCGGCGGCCCCGCCAAGGGTAGGCTTGTTGAGGATTTGAGAGTCCCCGCTCTCGGCATTCCAATCCGCATTGACGTTGACTTCCGCGCCGCTAGCGATGCCGTCCAGCTTACTCTTATCGGAGGCGGAAAGGAATCCGGCAGATCCTGTCGTCGCATTGCTATGCGTGTGGTTGCCTTCCGCGAATTGTCCCGCCGAGGAACCAAAAGCCCCCGCCTCAAGAACACCGCTCGTCCCGGTCTTGATCGGCAATCCCGAGGTCGATCCAATAGCCCCGGCGTTAGTCAAATTACCGTGGCTGTGACTCGTCGAGGCTTTACCGTCGAGCGTGGTCTGGAGACTCGTCACGTCGCTGATCGCGTGGCTGTGACTGGTTGGCGTGCGAGCGTCCGACAGGCGCGAGTCGTCCGGTTCAACTGGAGTAACGTCCACCCACACAGCAGCACCCTCGGTGTTGTCTGTGCATTCAAAGACGGTTCCATCGTCTAGGGTAAATCGACACCCGACAAGGTAACCTTGGCTGCTGTCAAAATACTCAGTCGGAGATGTGAGACCGTATTGGACGGAACGGATGCCCTCACTCTGATCCAAAATGTAAAGCGACCCGTTCTTCCAACGATGCACATAGTCAACAGAGCAGACCTGATCAAGCCCGTAGTCGTTCGGCGTCTGACGAATTCTGGCGTAATTATCGAAGGCGATCTCCGCCCCCGTGTCCATCACGCCACCCGCAAGCGGGAGGTAATCGCCGCCACCACCACCACCTTGAGACCATTCTTCTTCAGTGAGAACTGGATCGTCGGTCGTGGTGTCCAAGTAGGATTGATAGGCCGATTTTCCGGTAGCCCCCTTCAACGCAAATGGACCAAAGGTGTCATCCTCTGTTTCAATCGTGAGATTTCCATCACCATCATCCTCTATACTGACGATTGGGGTGGCGTTCGTTCCCGGAGGTCCGGCTTCGCCAGGTTCCCCCGGCTCCCCGGCTTCGCCTTTTAGCGAATCCACCCACGATGCCTCCGAAAGAGGCGGATCATCGTCCGTTGTGTCGCGGTAGGATTGATACGCTGATTTTCCACGACCAGTCTCCAGAACAATCTCCCTGTTTTGAACAGTGAGTGTTATCAACCGTCCTTGAACAGTGAGCGTCAGGTTAGGCATTTTACACGGATGGTTGAATCACCCACACAGGACCGTCGATGATGCTCACGCGACCACTGGAAATTTCGGTGACTACTAGCTGAGTTTCATACCTTCCCGGACTAAAGATCTCCGGGTCGATTTCGATGTATCCTTCAGCATTGTCCCCGTCTACGTCCAGCTCCCAATCCAATACCTCCTGATACTCAGATGGGGAGATTCGCTTCCCAACTTTGTAATGGACTTCATGCCCAGAAAACGAGTCCTCATCGGTGAAGAGGAAATGCTCCGTCTCACCGACGTGAAGATAGATGGATTGTGCGGGAGTTGGCATTTTGCACGTTCGTGCAATTAGTTCTTGACCAAAAGATCACCCAGCTTTCCGATGGCGTCTTGCGCCTTCGGCCCAACCCACGCATCGAGGGAACCGTTGTAGACTCCCTGATCCTTGAGAATGGCAAGTGCGGTATTGTTGTCCTTGGCGATGACCCCCTTGATAAGGAAGTCGAGGATGATGGCGATGAACGGAGCAACTGCCGCCACGAATCCAGCTTCGGTAAGAACCGTGCCGGGGGGCAGGTCGAATAGAGCAGCAAGGGCGAGTTTGACAACCTCCGGTGCTCCGGGGATGTAGGACGCGACTAGGGAGAACAGAACTGCCGCAATGGTGGTGGAAATCTTCTTGACGAACTTATCTCCAAAGAAGAGACCGATGAATCGAGATTTGAGCTTATCCATGCACAATCGTAACTCAGCACCTCATTTACGTCAAGAATCCATTCCCTCAATTTGCTTTTCTCGATCCTCCTGCTTGGGCGCACTTTTGCAGTGATGAACCTCGGATGTGATCGTCAAGTGCCTTGGCGAACGTATCATTCCAGATTTGAAGCATCTCCGTATGCGGATGCTGCCTGTAGTTGATTGACTCTGGGAAGGGCTTCCATGGTTGAGTCTTCATCTCGGTATAGTGAACCAGCCGCGTTTGTTCGCAATACCCATGACCGTCGAGGCAGTTGTAAATTTCGTCCAGTTTTCCTACCTCGGTGTTCTGCTCTACAAGTTTTTGGTAATGTTTCTGCAACCACCCAGATGCTTTCATCGTGGACAGGTCTGGCCACCAATCCCCCTTGAACTTGGAACAATCCATCAGCATAACATCCGTTCTATCCGGTCGAATGCCAAGGTAGGAGCATCCGCCCATCTTCAACTCCCACATTTGCCTAATGTCTTTGAGGACGATTTGGTCTACGTCTAGGTAGATCGCTCGTCCTTTGAAATTGCAGAGGGCTGGAATCGCCCATCGGAAAGCGGAGAAGTTCGTCTTCCACCCTGTCCCGCTATTCTGTTTGCGCCACGACCTGCCTTTGTTCCAATGCTGCCACAAGCTACACGGTATTCCGTCAGACATCCATGTGATGATATAAGGACCGGAAGTTGTTTTTCGGATGCTGTATTCCAAGGCGATCTCTGCGTCTTGGTTTCCAGACTCACTCCCCACGAAGATTTTGATCGTGTTCATAAGTTGAAATGCTTTTTCGCCAGTTCATAGACCTCTACCAATCGCTTGGCACTATCCTTGAATTCGCACTGATGCTTCAGCCACCAGTTCATCCATTTAGCTCTCGCAGCAAGATCAACCGCAGGTCTCACCAAGGGCGAATTCCACTCCACTGGTTCTTGAAAGATTCCCAGTGCGTTGAACCACGATTGGCCAGTGGCGATGACTGGTTTGTCGGTCAACGCCATAGCGTGAGAAACTGAAGAGCACAGGATGATGTGGTAAGAGCATCCAGCCACCATGCGCCAGTTCGCTTGCTTGTCCAAGATCGCTCGTTGGTTAGACTTTGAAACATTGTTCCTGTCGCAAATCAGAGTTATCCACGGATCTATGTTAGGGACGGTCTGCTTGTAGATTTCCGAGTGGTCAACGATCCCCATTTTGACAACTGGCTCAAGACCCAAATCCGCGACTTTTCTGCAAACCAGATTGACCCACTCCCACTGTTTGATCTTACCAAGTTCCGGTCGAATGAGGTCTGTGTTCCATTGCATCCAAACACCAACCTTGCCAGAATACTTGTTGTTGTCGGCTTTAGCTACTCGTTCAAGAACGTCTGCTCTGAACTGTCGAACATACTTTGGGGCAAGTCGCCAATCAATCTTGTCTGGAAGGGTAGCCCACTCATCGTGAATGCCGGAACTTAGACTAGGACTACGATAGTAGTCGAACATGAACGTCTTGTAGTGGTCTAGGTATCCGAAGTCTACAGACATCACCGGAAACCCACTTGTGACGGCTTGCTTTGCCCACTTGAAACTGCCATCCGCAAAGAGACGACCGTGCTCGTTTCTGTGGATTAACGCGGAGTAGCCGTTGCTTCTAGCGTAGTCAACTACTGAGTCCTTATTTTCTGCATCCCACAAATCTACAGTGAGTCCAGCCGCGTTACATTGTTCCTTCAATAAAGCCAACTTACCCGCATACTGCTCCTTGGAGTTTACTATCAAGAACTTCATACTGAAGGAGACAGGCTTGCTGGCGAGACAGTTGGATTAGTGCTTACAGAGGGAGACAAACTTACCGGTGAAATCGTAGGATTAGTGCTAATCGTAGGATTCGTGCTGACCGAAGGAGACAAGCTAGGATTAGTGCTAACCGAAGGCGACATGGTAGGATTGGTGCTCACTGTTGGGTTAGTGCTAGGCGACGGTGAGACACTAGGGTTAGTGCTAGGCGACGGTGAGTAGCTGATCGTAGGAAGCGTGCTAATCGTTGGATTCGTGCTAATCGTTGGATTCGTGCTCGCAGAAGTGCTTGGACTCGTGCTGGCAGAAGTGCTTGGGTCAGTGCTTACTGATGGCTCGATGCCAGCATCATTAAGCCAATCACGAACTACGCGAGTGAAGAATGGCTGCGAGGTGAATCGAAGCGGAGGCACATCTGGTGGACTATCCAGAATAGCGGTAACTGTCGCAGGAGACGCGCCTTCCGGGTTTGTTATTGGGCCGGGATACACAAAATGCGTGTCCGAAAGCTGGACCATGTTTACCAAGCTATAGGGGTAGGTTGACACTATTTTAAACGTAGCCAATCCAGTTGCTGAAATCATAACTGGATCAGAGTCCGCTACCAAGAAAGCGTCCGCTATCCAATCAAAAAAATCTGAAACGGTGGAACCGCTATACGAAGCGTAGCCTACTATTAGATTAGCAGGTGTCGGCTCACTGTAATCAAACAACGCAATATACCCAGTTGGCACATACGTGAAGCTACCGTTCGGGTCTTGTAGATCAAGCCCAGTAATTCCCCATGAAGTAATATCGAAAGCCCATTCTTTACCACTGCCCTCTTCACCACTCGTGGTGATTTGGTAGGCAACGTCGATTGAGTTGGAATCTCCGGTCACGCCTGTATTCGATAGCGTGATCTGCCAAGGGCTTTCCAAAGTGCCGGAACCAGAGGAGGTTCCAGCCAACGAAGAAATGCCCCACGCTGAACCACTCCAAGTAGCAACGAATGTTCGGCTCAATTCAACAGTTTGGTTCGGCCTACCCGAGACATTGACGCGAAGCGTCAGGTCGAAGTTCATCGGGGATTCCGCAGTGTCCATGCCAGTGAACACCAGCGTGCCCGTCATCTCCCCGGCCCCAATACCAGCATTGACACTAGCGATGGACGCAGTTTCTGTATCGTTGTATCCGGTATATCCGATCTCAAGCTCGATGCTTCCAACTGCTCTTACAGAAGTCTGCTCATCATCCTCGTAGGAGGATAGCAGGTTCCACTGCTGCCTAGAGATCGAAAGAGGAACTCGATAGCGGGATGTCGCCCCCTCACCGACAACTACAACGTCTTCTTGCGCCAGCGTGATGACTTGCTCTGGCTCAAATTCCTTCAGAGAGAAAGACACGCGAGCTTGGTCAGCATCGACATCGACTTCTTGAAGCTGACCCCACTTTTTGAATCCAACCAGAAGGTTGATAGAGTCACGGGTTAGAAGGGTAATCACCACATCGTTCTCCTGCTTATCAACTTCTGGGATTGTGACCTCGCGGGTAACTAGATCAAAATCCAACTCAAGATCACTCCATTCACCGATGCCTACCGCACCCTCTTGGACTTGCCAGACTACAGTTTTTGCAGCGGAAGTTCCAGACCCATTAGTCGCAGTGATCTGCGTTGTAATAGTCCCGCCTTCTGTTGGAGTCCCGGTGATGTGACCGGTAACCGTGTTGATACTCAACCCTGCCGGAAGCGGAGTAGCCGCATAGCTTGTGGGTGAGTTGCTGGCGGAAATAGCCAACAACGGAATAGGACGACCCGTTGCGATGACCCTAGGACTAACAGGCTGAGATATTACTGGAACAGGCATATCAGTCGGGGACTTGATCTCTAATGACCTCAACCTTGAAGGGAACCGTGGTCAGCCGAAGAGTATCGACCGTCACCTCAATTTCGGTATTGGCATAAACACTGGTGCGCTCGTCGTCTTCGTAGTTACTGAGAACACCCTGCCAGTTTTCCGGCGTAAACTCAATCGCGATGCGGAAGCGCGTAGTGTCGCTAGACCCAACCTTCGTAGTCGGTGATCCGCTCGCTAGCTGAATGATCGACTCAGGCTCAAACTCCTTCAACGCGCATCGCACTGTCACTACCTGAGAGGCGGGTTTCAAGTCTTGCAGCACACCGTATTTCGTGACACCGACAAGCAGATAGAACCTGTCCCCCTTGCCTACCCTAAAGACGGCTCCGTCATCTGGGAGTTCAACTCCGGGGATGCTTACCTGACGAGTATGAAAGTCGATGTCCAGTTCAAGGTCTGACCAGTTCCCGCCGCCAACTGCCGCTGCTTGCACGTTCCACACCAACTGAACGGCATCACTGGTTCCGTCTGCGTTTGTTGCGGTGATGCTTGTCGTAGTCAATCCCTCGCCAACCGGAGTGCCTGTAATCACTCCAGTTGTCGTATTGATAGACAACCCATCAGGAAGCGGAGAGGCTGCGTAGCTTGTTGGCGTGTTAGACGCGACAATTTGCAGCGAAGGGATGGCTACTCCACGCGCCACCGTTCTCGGAGTTGCTGGTTGTGTTACTACGGGTTTTGGCATGGCCTAGTATTGGTTTTGCACGAACGTGCAATTACTTGACTGTCGCGAAGCCAAGCTCAAAGTTCGACCCAGAACTAGAGGCTTCTTCTCTGGTCACGTTCAGCCCACTCAACATCAACAAGCCCTTGCTGTCGGACACTCCGTCGCTTGTATCAAAGCGACGAAGCACAGCACGAATCGAGAAGTTTGCCGTTCGCGGAGGAGCAGCACCATCCTCCAAAGCACCGTATATGTATCTCGATGCCGAGAACTTCTCGATCCCGTTGATAAGCCTTCGGCTAATCTGCGCCCCGAAGACATGAGTCGTGGAGATACTACTGAGATGGATCGGTTGCTCAAGGAAGGGTAGTTTCCGCCACACGATCTCATCAAGGTTCGATCCCTCGCTTCCTGTCGTGTTCACGCCACGCGCTTCACCCAGTTCAAGGGCAACGTGCCAGACCGCATCGACATTGTTTTTCAACAACGCAGCCTCAAAAGAGAACGCGAGGAAGAAGTTCTTCTTCGCACGCAGTTGCTTGTCATTCACATGAAGAGTGAACAGCGTGCGCTCAAAGTGCGTCGGATAGTAAGTGATCTCGTCAGGCACAACTGCGGTATGCACTCCAGACCCACCAGCACTGAAGTTTACAATGCTTCCGCCAACGCTGGTGCTGACTTGAAACTTCTTGTTCGGGTAATCTGGGTTGACAACGTAGTAGGTCGTTCCAGTGGACAGACCAGACGGCAACGCTCCGGTAGTTTCAAACTCGATAGCTTGACCAGCCTCAAACGGTTCGGCCAAGTTACTGGAGAACGTCAGCGTGTCATCCGTGCTGTTCAGCGTAACGACATACCCGCTATACCTTGCGTGTGGAGTAACCGGATACCATGCGCGACCATCGCAAGCCGCATATTCATCGTCCTTGATGGTGACGGCTCTATTCCCATAGCCACCGGGAAGGATCACATCGTTCCCTGTTTGGTTCTGGTAAACGCTACCTACGTAGGCTGGACCCGGATCGGGAAGCGGGTTAGGCAGCGCAGAAATCGTGGCATCGTGAACAGCAGGGAAAAGCCCACGACCACGATTGATGATAAGCTTTTCGTTCTCGTCTCGTTCCATGAGATCGACCTCGCTGATGAGTCCGCTATCCGGTCTAGTAGGTTGAACGCGAGACGGGTAAAGCTCCCAAACCAGCGGAAGTTGCCAGCGTGCGGCTTCAATGCCGGAATCAGTGGCATCCTTCGGAAATCCTCCACCAGTATTTGCCTCAAGTCGGGCAAGCCGTTCCTCGACGCTATCAATCCATTCTTGCAAACCTTCAACGTCAGAGATGACATGACCGTGCTCGTCAAAGAAACTTGTCTGTGCCAGCCCTAGGACAGTCACCGTATATTGAGCACTCGTAGGAGTTCCTGTCAGCCATGTGATAGTTACCTGATTTGCGCTGGTTCGCTCCCAAGTATAGTTGGTCCCTTCGACCATCTTGTCACCGGGAGTGGTGTTCTCCAGAATGATGACATCCACAAATGCAGTATCCAATCCGTGAGTGATTGTGAACGTGGTAGCGGCTCCGTTCCCGATAGTCGTGGAGTAGTGGATTTGACCGTTGCTGACTTGGTTCGGTGAGAACACGTTGTAGTGAACAAGCGTAGGAGGGTTGAGCCAATCCACCTCGGGTGCGACAGCAAGCTCGTCCCACTCAACTGCTTCGCGGAAGCCAACTTGTTGACGGAGGACGCAGTGCCAACGAGATACCGACTCGTCTTCCAAATCCTCCAAATAAGCATACGCTTCAAGCACCAAGATGACTTGGTTGGCTTCCATCATCAGTTCAGCCATTCCGCGAGTCTTGGTCGTGAAGCTGACGATGTGCTCATTCGGTGGAGCATCGAAGATTTCGACCTCGATCTCGTCTTGGTCGATACCAAGCATATCACCCTCGAAATAGATGTAGATGTTGTTGTCGATAGGCAGGGTGACTGTGAATGTGCCTCCGGGGTCTTTCAGCACATCAATCGCGGCAGCGACATCCTCCAATGTTGAATCCTTGCTGAGAGGATCGGTTCGGATTTCACCCCTCTTAAGGCGAAACGTCCCAGTAAAGGAGGGTGGGACGAACAGTTTTTGGATTTCGGACCATTTGACTTCGTCAACTTCTCCACCGTTGCGGAGAGTGGTAATTTTTGGGATCGGACCAGTTCCAAGTTCAAAGGTATTAGTGTAGCCGACCGGAGCCTTGACCAACCGAAACTCGTAGTAATACTTGCCTCCGCGAAGATACTCGCGGATGCGGAGAAACGATCCGGGGAAGATGGTGTTGTGCGTGACCTCGATGACACGCTGAATAGCTGGGTCATCCAAGAAGCACACGATGTAGGAGTCGAATCGCTTCTCAACCGAGACCTCCGTGATGGATGCCAAGTCTTCGATTGCATCCTTGAGGATGTTCTCAAATAGAGTAGACGGTGCTTCTGCATCTTCGGTAGAAGGGTCGAACGTGAAGACCGCAGTTTCGTCACCGTCGATGTCAATCTTCAGATCACCGGAGATAGGACGAAGATCGACTTCTCCCAACACCGCTTTCATCGCAGTAACCGTAGGACGAATCTCCTCGGACACACCCTCCCGAGTCTGTTTGAATTTTACGCGAAGAGTAATGTCCTCCCCGGCAACGAGCGTTGGGATAGCGATTGAAGAACTGTCCTCCAAGGAGGAGGTGAACCGCTTAGTGGCTATGTCGTAGTAACCGGAGATGTCCATGTCTGATTAGTTTACCATTTTGGAGATTTTAGTCAATGCCGCGCAATCGCAGACCTTCCTTATTTGGCGGGTTTCTTGCCGCACCTACAAGGGCATACGGGAACGGGATCATTTTGAATGGATAAGGCTCGTTGACTGGCGGGAGTAAACCAATAGGCTCATCCTCACCTTCACCCTCGCTTTCCTTACCCGCGCTAGGTTGGCTAGACGCAGAATTGGAGATACTGGAGCCGGAACTTGCTTTGTTTGAAATAGACTTTTTGAGCTTCTCGCAGACAGGGACAAATAACTGATTACCGAGGTTATCGGTAACTGGCTCCATTCGACAGACCACATCGCTATCTTTAACTCGCAGACTCATACGGTCCAAAACTTTCCCTTGATTGAAATAGACTGAAAGGCTTGTTCGGCTACTCGGTTCAACTCATTCACAATTTCAACGGCTGCTTGAACAACAATGCCGCTAAGAAGTCCTGCGGCGGGGTTCAACTGGCGATACGGAGGAATCTTATTAATGTCGATCTCCACAGTGTGATCCACGTTATAGAACGTGTGGTATTGAACCACTGGCGACCAACTTTCGTTGACTTCGTCAAGCTCAAGCTCACCCATTGGTCCGAGCATCCACACTGTAGCGATAGGCAAGGTATCGTATCCGGGGTCTACACCGTCTAGTGCTGTTTGAACAGTTACATTCTCACTTGCCTCAATCTCTATCGGTGACTGTCGGGTAAGCTCAAGGTAGGGTGGGTTGTTCTTGGGGTTTACCTTCTCAACAATCAACTCCAGATAATTCCTGTCCAAAGATTCCGTTGGCGGGGCAAATTGCACGCTGAACCTAGGCTGACGTAGAACTACCTCAACACAATAAGCGAGTCGAGCAGTCTCTCTATCTTGCTCAAGTGACGCAGACGAATCGGTTACAACACCGGATTCTACCTGTCCCTCACCAGCCTTGATTTTACCCGATACAATCGTGTTATACCGTTCTCTGATGGACCTAGGAACTACCTTAGTGGCTACCGTATCTAGAGTTGGAGCATCCGTGGCGACAGGTCTCCACATTTTTGTTGGAACAAACATCAGCGGGTTATCGAGAAGAGAGACCTCCACTTTTGTCTTTATGTCAGTCTCTGACTGCATCTCAATGCCTAATCGCTTTCTAGATTCCTCGGGCACTAGCGTTGGAGCTGTCGTTACGAAAACTTCATGCCCACGAACAAACCCCGGATTAACCGATATAGTCCATCTAGATATATCGGAGTTCCAAGTTACCTGCATTTTCCATGCGTGCCTAAGCTCCTCGCCAGTAGGGTCTCCTTGAGCCGTCCAACCTAGATAGGATCGCAAAAAATCTGTAACCGCATTCCAATCCCTATGATCCAAGTGAAACGGCTCATCCTTGGAACTTCTAGTGAAAATCTTTGGTCCTCCATAATTTGCACTCATAGCGGAGGAAAGAAGTGACGCGCCTCATTGTTGTCACCCTTTAAAACTAGATGACCCAAGTTGTGTCTTACAATCTGAAACTTTCTCTGCACGGATTTTTGCGACCATTCTAGCCGAACGAGAGGATACCATGCCCACCCCGCACCGTCAGGAAGAACACCCCCAGTTCCGAAACCTTTTGGAAGTTCGTCTATCTCTTGCAAGCGTAGTTGTTCCCATGTGTCTGCACCGTTTGCATCAATTTCCGCTAGGCCACTTTCGCTGGCAGACACATTTACGCCTACGGCAACGTAAGAATATCCCTCAGATTTTGGTTTTAACTTCAGACCTATGATTTCACCATCCTCGGTCTCCTGCCCTAATCTAGCTTCCTCCGTAATCCACGGAAAACGACCAGCTACAGTCCCTTCAGTGATCCTCACTCGCTGCTCTTCGTCTAGGGAGCTTACCCTCCAAGGATGTGGAGCTATTCTCACGGGTGGTTCCCCCGTGACAAGTATCTTACCGTTGGGTAGACGCCTGACTTTTGTGTGCTTTCCAGCAGTGACGTAAGCCTCCTCTGCTTTGTTAATCAGCTTATTCCACTTGGGGAGGATTCTGTCCCCGCGTTTTGCTCGTATTGAAGACCAATCGTTCATCCTGCGTTTGCACGATGTGCATTATAGGTTCCATCCTGTAGCTGGCATAAACGGCTTATCGCCTAGTCTGGGCGCGTTGAACTCACGCTCACTCTGCTCTTCGGGAGAGAACTTGCCTTCCATAATCTCGTAGACACCCTTCGGCCATCCACCAAGCGGTGAGAGCAAATACTCAACCGTAATTTCAAAAAGCTCCTGTTCTGGGTTCACGCCACCATACTTCTTACGACATTTTGGCGGCATAACCAGCCAGTCGTGGTTATCCGGCGTCTCGTAACCCCCCGGTGCTCTTTTAGTGATGCGCCCAATCATGCTTAGGCTAGGACGCTGCGTTGACTCAAACGTATGCCTAACAACGGCTTTTAGAGCGAGCCAAGTTTTCATCCCATACATAGGATTCTTGATCTTCCCGTCGTCGGTGGTAACACCCGTATAACCCTTTGGTGGTGTGATGAATTCATCGAATGAGACCTCCTCGTCGGTAACTGTTCCCTTATAATCTTTTTTGATTTTCTTCCAGTTAGGATGAGACGGCAACGGTTCTTCAGAAAAAGATACGTCTAGCTCAAACTGCTGAACGTCAGTCTCAGGCTTGCCCTCATACTTAATCGTTACTTCATAGCCTAGGCATCCTTCAATCTGATTCCATGAACGGCTAACTTCACGAAGATTACCAAGACTACTTTGACCAACAGTAAGAACATCAGACTCTTGAGGAACTATATACGTGTATGATACCGTTACCTCGCCAGTTACAGCATCACGGCTTCCAGAGGACAAACCGCTAAGATACGGACTTTGATTACCTACAATTATTGATGGCATTACTTAAAGGTCGAAACCCCTCCCTGTTTTTTGATTTCGTCTAACTTGTCGTTAGTAGCTTTCTGCTGCTCAACGCTCTCCTCTGTCTTATCGAGCTGCTTCTGAGCGATTTGAGCAATCACCTCGTTAATGGTGCGTCCCATGATAAGGTTGGTTGCTTGACGGTTGACTCCAGCCATTCCGAGACCACCCTCGCCCAAACCACTACCACCTCCAAGATTACGTCCGTCATCTGGGCCTTCCGGTGCAGTTGGAGCTTTTGGCATATTACGCCACACAATCTCTTGAATCTTCTTCCAAGCATCACCCTGACCAAACATATCCTCTGACTTGAAACCAGCTAGAAGAGCGGCAAGCGGGTCTTCCACATTACTGCCGAATGCATCGCCAATCTCGGAAGCGCCGACAACCCCGGCTTCCTCTGCCTTATCGCCTAGAATTCCAGCCGCACCAGACAAAGCATCGCGCAGACCCTTCATCATAGCCTCAGCCTCGCTCTTTGCAGCCCCACCAGCACCAGACACCTTTTCTGCTCCAGCCTTTGTTGCAGCGGCACCAGCAGTGGTGGCTCCTTCCTTCGCCTCCTCTACTTTTGATCTGAACATTCCACCAATAAACGACATCACTGCTTTAGCATCATCTAGAAAGCTGTTGAACTTCCCGATAATCGTATCTGCGATTCCGACGAAGAAATTTCCGATTGCTTCTAGATAGGGCATTATGAATCCCAGCAAGCTAGTGATCGAGGTTACAAATATTGCTATGATACCAGCTAGTTTCTCGGTCAGCATATTAAACAACATCGTAAAGAATGTCGTTACACTTGAGATGAACGCACTCAGATGTTGAATTGCCCCTGTTACAAACCCTGTTAGCATTGATGTGAACTGAGCTATCCACGCGCTGAGTTGAACAGTAAAGAGGTTCATCACAATACGAGCGATAGTAGGTAGCATAGACCACAATGCAAATGCCCACGCAAAATTCTGACGCAAGTAATTCATAGCTAGTTCAAAGTATCCGTAGATAACTCCACCAGCCATCATCGCAGAACCTACAAGGATGTCTCTGACATAAAAGATACCTGTTAGGATTGGAACTAGAAACTGTGTGGAGCCAGCGACTAGCATAGCCATGCCCTCGGCTATCTTAGAGGCGAATAGGTAAGTTGCTGCCATAAATACCTGATATACCCCACTCCAAAACACTGGACTCGCAAGCATGGTGAAGAGACCGGTAGCTACAGCAGCCACTGCTTGAAAAGCAAGCACCAAGCTATTGTAGATATAGTTTCCAACGCTTGCAGCTAGATACTTGAAAACATTGAGCATTAGTGTAAGAAGCTCGTCATTCTTGGCTGCGTTATTCATTATTTGAACACCAAGTGCAACCTGAAGAATAGCCACACGAATAGCCTGCATAATTTTCTTGAGTCCAGACATGAGCGAAGTGCTTTCGTTAAACACCGCCAACAGTTCGTTCCATGCGTTCTTGACCTTAATTACAGAAACCTCAAGGGTATCATCCATCGTAATAGCCATCCGCCTAGCAGCACCGTCTGAATTCGCGATGATACCGTTGAACTTCAATAGCTGGTCATACATCGTGGTAAATGCCGTTCCTGCAATACCCGCACGTTGCCCAAAAATTGCAAAGGCAGTATTCGCGTCCACGCCCTTGTCAGCCAGAGTCTTCATAATCTGGCTTAGTTGGTTGTATGGACCGGGAGTTATCTGCTCGCTCGTAAGCCCAAGGGCAAGTAGCTCTTTATGTGCTGAAGAACTCTTATCAGCTAACTGAACCAAAACCCCGCGAATAGCAGTTCCGGCCATACTAGCTTTTACGCCAGCACCCGATAGGGCACCCATGGCTGCTGCGATTTCTTCAAAGGTTTGTCCCATGCCAGCACCCGCCAAGCCCACATACTTGAATGCCTCAGTCAGTTCAGCGAATCCTGTAGTAGACTTCGCTGCTACAATCGCCATTACGTCAACAACGTGATTCGTCTCCTTAGACGACTTTCCAAAGGAAGTCATAATATCCGCAAGCTTTTCCGCAGTCTCCCCTAACTCCATTCCGCTAAGTTGCGCGAGGTTAAGAGTGCCCTCCAGCGAGTCGCCAGCCTGACGTGCAGTTCTACCAGCCTTTGCCAATTCTTCCAAACCTTGTGCGGCTTGAGCCATCGAGAATCGAGTATTCTTTGCTGTCCTCCTAGCGACATACTCAAGATATTCCATGTTGGCAGCAACATCCCCACCATCCTCTTGAACAACAGCTTTGAGTCTTGCCATCACAGTCTCAAATTCAGATAGCGTCCTAATACCATCGCCAAGTGTTCGTAAAGCAAAGCCAATAGCAGCAAAACCACCTGCTACTAACGCAGCAGGTCCAGATACCGCAGCCAATCCGCCGACCATCGCACCCAACATTGGTGAACTAGCCCCAATGGACCCACTAAGCCCCGTCAAGCTTTTTGTAAGATTGTTCAGTGCATTCTGCGCCTGACCCGCATTTGCAAGGAAGTTTATCGAGACGGTGTGCTTGGCCATGTCTGATACTACACTTCTTCAAGGATATTTTCAATCCTTTGATTCGGTCTACGAATTTTGTAGCCCTCACGTAAATAGAAAATGTGTTCGTAAGCGAAGACCAGACGAAGCGGCATTTTCTTGAAAATGTATGACGGCTGATACCCCGTCACCAGATGAACTACACAACATAGCCGAAGCATCCAGTTAGGGGCAATCACTCCCCCAACGCTTCAACACTCAGCTTCTCCCTAGCCGTAGTAGTATCAACAGGCTCAACCCTAGTCTCCTGCGCTCCTTGAATGAGGTCGATAACGACCTGCTGAAACTCGGGCATTTCGGATGGCGCAATCTGATCTGCCAACTCGTATGCTCGCATTTCCAACTCAGTCATGTTATCCGCCAACTTGATAGCCTCACGAAGCGGCACGGACTGAAGGACTACGAACTTGCAAGAATCAAGGATGAGGTTCGCGCAGTCCTCAATCGGCTTTCCAGAAATGATCTCGTTCTTAGTTTTTTGAAGAAGGGCAATACTAGCCAGCTTAACTGGTCGAAGTTTTCTGCCGAGGATGTTCGGCTTTACCCCGAGGAGATCATCTTGAACCGCTTCCATGATGCGGTCCTCACTACTAATAGCCTCAAGTTCGTTTACGATGTCACTGCTCATAGTTATCTCCTTTTTTGCTCCTCAAACGGGTCGCAACGAACCCATCCTTTCTTGATGTAGTTTTCGTGCCGCTTAGAACCCTCGATACACTGAATAGTTGACTGACCTGTAGGTGATCGAAACGAAATCCAAGGGCGAACCTTGGCCAACCTCTCAATGAACATGGACTTATTACGAAGAGCGCACATAGCTCCTGTAAAAATGTCAACCGGATGTTCGGCGATGTATTTGTCGGACTCTGCGTAAGCTCTTACGAGGTCCATCGTCTTCTTCTTCTTATCAGAAGTGGTCGGGAAGAAATTAAAAACCCACCGAATCTCCCCGCTCTTCAGCCTAGCCGCAGTGTAGGGCGGGTCTTGGCGAAGAGGCACTCCGACTGAAAACAACGCAACCGCCAAGTCAAGATCAGTGACCCTGACAATGGCGGTGTTGTTGGAAATTGCTCCGGGGCTTTTCGCCTTTTCGAGCAACCTATCGGCCTTGGCTTTGTTGTCTTCCATCTGGAAATTCCCCTCGGCTCAATGTCCTCGGAGACAATTTTTTTTTTGCACTTGCGTGCAATTCGACTCGACCAATCGCGTCAACAACTGAAAGAGTCCGTATTCGGGTTTCTTTGGGCTGACTGTGCAGACCTCGTTACCCGCATCCGCAAACTGTCAGTAAGTCGTTAGCTGATGCCGCCGTAGCTGGTCGCTTTGATCGAAGACTTGACGAACTCTTCGTTCGCCTTCTCAACAGAGACTTCGTCAACAAACGTATCACCAGCGAGGGTGATATACGTTCCGGCGAGCGACAAGGCCGAACCGATAGTGTTGCTAGCAGTTCCGAGACCTTCGATCTGAACTTCAGAGGTCGGGTTGTAGTAAGCAACCGTAACAATGTCTCCACAGTTGTTACGCGCCTCCTTCTTGTCCATTTTGTTCGTGACGGACACCGACTGCGTGACAAGGCTCGCCTCGTCTTGTTCGATTCCGAATTCAAGTTCTTCTCCGACAATGGTTCCGCAGGGCATGGCAATAGATGGGTTAGTTGTGTAAAAATTACCACTCCAATCGCAAAGCGTCAACAGTGATTATGCCAACGTAGTTTGCCTTTCTCCACGGCAATGATGCTGTGGATACAGGGTGATTTCAAGGAAAAAGTGAAATGCGTTTTCGGTGTTCTCATTCTCTTCCACGACAACACGAGTAGGTTGAATAACCGAACCCCCAAGGCTTGTGTCCACCGTGTCCTCCCCATCCCTACTAATCTCGATAGCATCAATGATTAAAGTCAACCAATCCATAGCCCCTTTGGGGGACGATGGTTCTGTCGGGTCTCTGCGAAACAACCCTTTCTGCCTAGAGAATGAGCAGCGATACCTAAGAATTTGCTGCGGGGCTACCGGAGAATTCTTCTTGGAATGATCTGCGGTTCTAGGCGCACCTGCTGAGATATTCTCGGTCAACTGAAATGTGTCGAACTGCATGGCAGGGTAACTGTCCTCGCCCATGGATTGTTTTGTGCCCTCGGGGTCATACTTCAGTCCAGCCAGCATACGTCCCGGCTGCGAGTGATAGATCAAACGCTCGTTAATTTCCCAAGCTGGGGCACAGAAGCGATATACGTCGTTTACAGTAGGATTCATCGTATGCTGGTAGCTACAAGCCTATCGAATGTTCGTTCAGTTACCTCGGAATACGTTATTGCAGTATCACGTATGATATAATGCGCCGTGATTCCTCTAACTCTCTTGGAGAGGATGTAATCCTTTCCGAACTTGAAGTTCTTGCGATTTCTAAAAACCCCTCTTGGACCAGCATTTCTGGCACGCTTGTTTAACGGTATGAACATCAAGTTAGCTCGCTTAGGTCCGTGCTCCTTTGTTCCAGTTTCGAGATAGCGCATCGCCCTATAATCATTCTTGACAATCCAAGCAACCCCACGACCTGAGACCACTTTCCACCCCTTCTTAGTATTGCCTGTGAACCTTTTTGGTGTCTTAGTTACTGCTTCAGCTTTAGCCTTGTCCGCAATTTTTTTCAGTTCGACTTTTACGTGAGCACGACTTAGCTGCTTCTGCGTTTTTTTGATAGCCGCAGCCAATGTCTTAGCGTTTACCCGTATCGCTATTTGCCTACCAGCCATCAGAGCATATGGGAAAAGTTACGGAACTTGTTGAGCAACTTATAAACATCTCCGGGGATATTCAGTTCGATAAGCTCGATCCTGTTACCTTCAAGATTTGTTTGCTCCAAACGTCGTTCCAAGCTGTAGGTGGCTGCGATGATTGCGGTGGCTTTGCGAACACTTGCAGGAAGACCGATAGGCATTCTCGTGTCACCTACCTCCGGTTCCTCATCCTCGCCAACATCGTTCGGGTATCCGAACGTCCCCTCGATGACCATGTTTCGGACAAACGGGTATTCCCCGAAAATGGTAGGGCTGCGGTAGGTGAACGGGTTCTCACGAAACATCACTCGACTCTCTGCCGTGATCTTTCCAATCTGTTTGGTGTCATCGTTCTCAAAGTAGTAGTCTTCCGGGTTCCACAAATCGTCGTTGGTTTTTCCAACCACACGGTCGTTGTAGACCCACAGCTTCGTCAGTGTGATGATGGGCCAAGGGAGATACACAGTGTCCTCCATGACCCATGTGCGCCGAACAACAAGAGGGTCTTCTCCCTCGGAGTGGTCGTGGAAACGAAAATCACGACGGCAGTGCTCTTCAACCCATCGTGACGCCAGATTGATACAGGAATGATACCAATCGGTAAGCTCGGGTCCAGAATTCTTGGTTTCCTTCTGGACATCGAGAAGGGAGCAGTAGGGTTTTTCCAGCGTCACACTCATAGGAGTCAGGCAGTATGCGGTCCTTTAGCCACCTTGGTTTGAAACGACTTGTCCTGCGGAATCGACCTACGAAATTCCGTCAGCGCACGGTCCTGCTCTTCAACCGTTTTGAGACTGTTGAACCGAATGATGTGTTCAGCCTTCTCACCGGGAGAAAGATGACGAGAAGAGTTTACGAGACGGCAGTAGGTAGCCTTGGTGTTCATGTGAGGGCAGGTTGACGCTTTGATCGTTTACGAAACGCCGAAACGGTTTTCAACTTTCGGGAGGACTTCTTAGAAGACTGCTGCTGCTCCTCCTCGTCTTGTTGAGCAGCAACGGCGACGGTCTCGGTCAACTCTTCGCCTTCCTTACTGAAACGTGGGGCTGGAGCGTCACCGTAGATGAGAGGAGTGTAGACCGCCCCCTCTTCTTGATGTCGGAGAACGAGGTTGCCAGTCCCGTCGTCCTCAAGTCGAGGCATCCGCATACGTTGTTGCTCGGTGTAGCAATCCCATCGCATATTCTTGGACGCGGAAATGATTGCATCAACCACGAACAATTTCTCACCATCATAGTCAGGTTCCGTCACCACTGCACCAGCAAGTCGCATGGCTTCGATCATGCCCCTGAGTTGGTTCCTGCTGGCACGCGCAGTGAGTCGATTGAATACGTTCGGGTTTTCCCACGGAACAGTGCGAAGATCAAAAATCGGAGTTCCGATTGGAAGAATTCCAGCAGCGAGTCGCATGGCTTCATCGGTAACGTCACCGTCGATTAGCTTGTAAGACGGATCAAGCGATACGCAGTCCCACTCTCCTTCGGTCAAAACAAGCTCTTGACCCTTCTTCACATCACCGAATCGACCAATGTTCTTCGGTTCACCGACGTATTTTACTGTTCTCATATATGGATGCTGATAGCGAATAAAGGATAACAGGAGTCCTGCGTTCCCGCAACTATAGATTGCACTAGCGTGCAAAAGACGGGCGTATGCGACTCCACGCCAACCCAGACTTAATCGACTCTGCGGAAAACTGCGAAGACGCAACGTAATCAAGCCATGCCCTCCGCTCATGCTCGTGAAAATAGGCTTGCCGATCCACCGTGCTCCTCACACTCCAGCACATACTTCCGGGGTGTGCTGGCATGACATCCACTCCGTGCATGAATGCTTCCACCAAAGAGTTTGATGAGAATGAAACTGCCAAGTCAGCCCACTCGAAAATCTTCTCCTTACTCCAGCCCTCCTTGTCAAAGAGGAAGACATCAGGTGCTACCATATTAGTCCAAGCTGAATCCATTGGATGCCCTCGAAATCCAACAGCACACCCCCTACGCTCAAGAAAGTAAGCGAGCTTTCTCAAATATTCTGCATACACCAACGGTCTTTCATCGTCTGAGTGGTGTAAGGGGAGCAGATTGGCATCCTTGGCCACCTGCCCCAAAATGACCACGTTCTTGTGTTCGCGTCTTCGCGGCAACGGTTTGAGTTCTGAATACCACTCCTCCCCGGCTCCTTCCAATATTGGGCCAGCAGGTTTCCCCATTCCGTTCAACCCGGAGAACCCAACGTAGAAGTTGTTGAGTCGATCACCCAAGAATCCGCATTCCATCACTAGATGGTGAGCGGCGTGCAGATGTGCTACATCTGGTGTCCTTGGACCCCATGTTATACATACGTCTCCGTATTGGTATGGGTTTGCTGATACGCGGATAGCTGTGTCCCCGTAATTTCGTATGCCTTCCTCCCACAGTGACATACGCCAATCTCGTAGTTCTGTAGATTGGGGATAATACTGGTCGCAGAGGATAACTTCAACAGGACGTTCGGTGTTTGCCATGAACTAACTATAGCAGCCATCGAGCTAGGCACAAAAACAAAAACCACCACCCCTTTCGGAGTGGTGGTTCTGCTATCCGCATCAGCAAGGTTGGCAAACACCTACTGACGAGAAATGTGAACTACAACGATCACGCGGCGGTGTTGTTGTAGCCGAGGCACACGCTCGGGATCGAGGTGCTGGGCGTCTCCATCGGAGTGAAGGCGCGGCGGAAGCTCGCGATGACGTAGTTGACCTGCTGCATCTTGTCAACGTCCACCTCAAGAGTGAAGCCGCGACGGACACCCACCATCCACGAAGGACGGTGAACGAGCAGAAGCGAACCCTTGGTGGTGGTGGAACCGTCGTAGACACCCGAGGCATTGAGGTCTTCGCGGAGTTGCGCGGAAACCACGATGCGGATGCCGAAGATGGAAGCCGCTTCGCCAGTGAGGATACGGGCCGCAGCAGCGGAACCGACCTTCTCAAAGGTGAGGGTTTCATCCAGACCGACGAGATCGTTGTATCCCATAGGGCCGCAGATGAGGAGCAGGTCGCGGGGACGCACACCATACTTCTTCATCAGCTTCCGCATCGCCTTGATGTTGGAGGCGTTGATGTTGCCCGTGCTAAGGTCTTTGGTGATGGACCCAGCAAGCGCATACTTGCGGAAGCCCTTGAAGAGCTTCGCGTGGTGGTTGGTCACGGCGTGGTAATCCGAGTGCTGGTGGGTAGCAGTCGTGTCACCCTCGATGAGGGCACTCTCGAAAGCATCAGCAGCACCAGCGGACAGACCTTCGGTGAGCATCGGAAGAACGGCGACGATAGAGTCCTCGTCCGCTTCGTAGCTGTAATCGGACATACCGATCAGCTTCTTGGCGTCGAGGGTGATATTCGCCGTTCCGGGGTTGCTCGCGGTGGGGTTGCTGCCGGGATTCTCCGCGCCAACCTTGAAGGTGGGGCGCGTGGTGGTCATCGGGAACTTGAACGGATCAGTCGGCATCGCGATTTCCGAAGCCATCATTTCCATGGCGAGATCGGAATTCAGATACAGACGTTCTTGGAGAAGCGAGGAAAGGTCAGTGAAGACCAGTTCCGCACCCTCACCGGACCCGCCAGTGGTGATGGTCTTGCCGCCGAGAACGACGGAATCACGAAGACTCTTGAGACGAGCCGAGCCGCGATTCTGAGCGTTGCTCAGTTGCTCTGCGGTGATGCCGTCGTTGATGCTGGTCGGGATCGAGCCACCGGACTTGATGGTCGAGGACTTGGCATCTTCGCTGACGTTCATCAGACAGATGTTGAGGAGTTGCTTCTCAGCGACCGAAAGGTTGCCGGAACGGTGCTCGATGGGGCGAGAACCCTTTCCGCTTTCGGGGAACTGGTTGGCACGCGGAGCCTTGATCGAAGCGGCGAACTTGTCGAGAAGTTTCTCGAATTGCTTCTCCGTGATGGAACCCTCACTGCGTTGGGCAGTGATGGTATCGCGGATGGTCTTGACGAGGGCTTCCTTGTCGATGCCGTTGCCACCGAGGTGCTTGGTGATGACAGCTTCGACTTCATCGACCGTGATGGTCTTCTGAGACTTGATCGAAGCAGTGATGTCTTCGACAAGCTTCTTGGAGTCGATGCCAGCATCGGAGGTCGCCTCCTTCACCGCTTTGCTGACGATGTTGGCAAGCTCTTCGGGGGTGATGGAGCTTTCGCCATCACCTTCGTCGGACTCACCTTCGCCATCGGGGGTGTAGTTCTTGACGATTTCCTCGATGTTCTCGTTCGCGTTCTTTGCCTTCGTTTCGAGGGCAACCAGTTCGGACTTTTCAATGTCCGTGAGCTTGTCGGCACTGATCGACTTCAGATGTGCCAACCGGAGTTTTTCCTTGAGGGTCAGTTTCATGGGTATTGTCTTTGGTATTTGGTTGGGCTTCTGCTGATCGACCATGCCGATTATTGGCATGACACTTTAGGAGAAAAATTGATTTGAAAAAAAATATGAGTGAAATGCCTAATCGTCAAGCATCTTCATCCAAGTCATCTTGGACGGTATGCGTTTCGTCACTGCCCTTGTCGGCATCAATACGCTCAACAAGTCGTTCAGCATAAGACTGGGCGCGACGAGCATTTTCTTTTGAGGAACCGCCACCCCACAAGAGCATAGCGACAAGTCCGGGGGTAATCTCGTCACCCTGCACAGCATCAAGGTCGCCAATATGCCTAGCGATCCAAGGCCCGATCTTTCGCCACTTGTATTCGCTGAGAGCTTCCCCGTTCGCCATTTTACGAGCATCTGCCACAGTTTCCGGCTTCAGCCCATCACCCGAGTAGCCTTCTTCGTGAAGACGAATCCCACGCTCTGCGGAAGCCGCCATAAAAGACGGGGCAATCAGAGACGGTGCTTTCTCGGTAACACTGGTCTTTGCGGATTGCCTCAATTCTCCGCCGTTCAAAGACCTGTATCGCTCAAATGCTTTTGCCGTAACATCCTCTGTGATGGAACGGATGCTGAAATTAGCGTCTGGGTTAGCCGGAATAACCACTAGGCTGGTTTCGTGAAGCTCGATCTCCTCGATACCTTTGTAGTCATCCATGTAGTAGAAGAACCCACCAATGCTCAGGGTCTTCAACGCTTTCTCCATGATCTGAAAGCGGACATGAACTGCATCCGGGTGAGGAGAGTTCGTTACCACTCCGCGAAGTGCCAAGCCACGGTTGTTGACGGAAATCTTGTCATACTTGCCCATCAAGTTCCTAACAGAACGGGTGTGATCCGTAAGCATCACAGGGTTCTCCATGAACTGACGAAGCGTGCGGTCAAACGCCCCCTGCATGATGTAGTCACCGTCACGATCTTCCGGGGTGACATTCTTGAACGTGGAGCCGTAGCCCTCAAAGGTCACATCTTGATAGTCCACGATGATACCATCGGCCTTTACCTCCCTAGCCGCTTTGGTAGTATCAAGCGGATCACGGGTTTCAAATGCTTTCACGTTGCGGTCAGCCCTGCAACGAACGTCGATTACGTCCAAGAGATCGGTGGGTAGGCAGAAAGAAACGTCCTTCGCTACATAGAGAACACCGTCTGGATTGGGGATGGTGGGAGACACAATAGCCGTTCCACCATTGACGGATTTAACCAGCCCAATGACATCAACCATGTCGTTACCAGAGCCGATCCTATAGCGAACGGTCTTGCCTACAATCGAAGGGGCAGGTTCTTGCTTCGGAGCCTTGGGAACAACGACGCTCCCCGCCCTTTTGATTTTGACCAATTTAGGCATATCGCAATTCTACCATTCGTGAAAACTCACGCAACATAATTTTGCACACTCGTGCAAATCTCAACTTCCAGCCATTAGCGGCAAATTTGGCGCAACACCATCGCTATTTACGGTTCCGCTGATTGCATAGAAGCCTGTGTGATTTGGGTGAAAATCCAACGAATCAGCGTCACTGGCCGGAACATTCTGGATATTGCAGGTTGGCAAACCGCGATAGCGATGCGGTCCTTGCCATTCAACAACCGTGCAACCAACTACGCTGATATGGGAAACTTGCCAACTGTGCTTTGCTGCCATGCCTACACCGACGTTGGTAGCCCTGACGGATTCTGTTCTGGCAATCACTCCGCTTCGACCTTTGGCGATCTGAACTGCTTTCTGCCGAACATCTCTGACCATCTCAGTGAAACCCTTCTTCGCCTTGATAGCAGCCTCAACCGCAGTTCTCACGGCGTTTTTGGTCGTTTCCAAGATTCCAGCGATCAACGGTGTATGCGAGGATGACCGAGCCGCGACTTCAGAAACCAACGATGGTCTCACATCAACCTGCATAATTTCCGCAGCAGCACGATAGGCGCGTTCGCTTACCTCGTTGTGCATAGACTGTAGGTGAAGCGCGTTCTCCAACCTAGCCCCGCGTTCGTTCGATTCCAGAGCACTCTCCCACAATGCGCGTGCGGCTTCCGGCGGAATATGATGCGATTCGTGGGCTTTCCCAAGCTGTCTCGCCCCGTAGATCGCCCGATATGTTCTCTCTACTGAGTTGCAGACTTCCAGAACATAACTTTCAAGAACCCGCTCAACGGGTGAAATCACTCCGCGCATCGCCTCCTGACGATAGATCAGTTGTAGCATTCTCAGGGACTCGTTCGCTTCCTGTAAACGAAGTGACTTGCCACGTTGCTGATACCGTCTAACGACGGCATACGCCACTGCGTCTGGGTCTGCGCCAGCTTTAACCAGCCTAGAAGAAACAAGACTCCCCGGTGAGGTCATGGTCAACGCTTCCGCTTCTTGGGCTTGGCTGGGTAGGTTTTGCTTGGCGTGACGGATCGCACGGTCACACTTCGCTGAGAATCATCACTGCTGTCTTCCTCGATCTGTCCTGTGATGTCTTCAACGTCACCGCCAACTGTTTCACCGTAGGCCCGAAGCATATCCGCGTTTGACAGATTGGCTAGACCAGCAAGTTCAATGGGGATGGTGTTGACCATGACCATGATTTGATCCAGAAGCGGATTGTCGATGCGACGGAATCCGATCAACTCTCGAAATTCGTTGCGCGTGATAACCCCCTCACGAAGCAGAGGAAGGTGGGCTTTGGTGATCTGCTCCGTGTCGATGACCCCGTAGAGTTCGTATGTGAGCTTGAAGTTGGGGTTAATCTTCTGGATGAACCCGTCCGCGTTAATCTTACCCACAATGATGTCAATCAGAGGAACGATCTTGTAGCGGCGGAAGTTTATCTCGTCCTGCCTAGCCGTAGCATAGTTAGCCGCGCCTTGAACCCCAGCGATGGAAAGAGGAACACCGTGGTTGAGGAAAATCTGCTCTACAGTCCACTTCGACTCTTCCAGCGACTGCATCTCAGACATCGTTAGGCCGAGTTTGTGATAGGACCACTTCCCGTTTAGGAACGCAACCTTGCCAGAGTTCTTCTTACCAGCGTATTCAGCGTGGAACTTGCGGCGAAGTTTTTCCCACTCTACTTCGTCTGAAACGGAACCATCATCCAACGTCATTACGCCGGAAGGCTGCGCTCCATTCTCCTTGAATTTGAGGCGAATCTCTGTTTGCGCCATCGCGTCCCGGTAGAGGTCTTCCGCAGCCTCAAGGCTACCGAGACCAGCAATGAGGTCGGAAGGGTTGGTGTATCGGAAATGGATGATTTGCTCCGGTTCAAATCGAAGTTCCTTGCCGTTCACTGTATAAACAAAGGCCGAAATCTTTTCCGTAAGCGAGGGAATCCACTTCACGTTTTGCGGCAAAAGTGGGAACAAAGCCGATGGGCGACCAAGCAGGTCAGGCTCGTCCTTTAGCCAATAGGCGTTTCCGGTGAACTCCAGATGTGCCACCGTCATGTCGATAAGCTCTTCCCAAGTATCGTATGGGTTGGGCTTAGTCAGGAATCTTCCCCTGCCGAATGACACGGTGTCCGGGTCACGCGGGTTGATCGGGACGGTAAGCGAATCGTCTGCCGCAGTAGTGTCAATGATTTTGAAGTTCGCTGAGATGGCAGTAGCTGAAATTAGCCTGACTGCTCGCATCGCAGCCCAGACCTTCTTTGCCCCGGCGTTTACGTAGCTGGAGTAGTCAGTGAACTTGTGAATCGGAACACCGATTCGGTATTCGATGAACTCCCGTGTTTTTTCATCTGGAAGCCGCGACAGCATCGCCGCTTCCGCAGGAGTAATCGAGGTGACTTTCGACTTTCTCGAAAATCCAAGAAGGCTAAGAAGGCTTGGCATGACTGTGAAGCGGGTGGCTTCGGTCAGTTTACTCCTCCACACTATCTGTGTCAATCACGGTAAGCTCAGAGTCAATAGTGGACTTCTTGGAGCGTTTCCTCTTTGCACGAACGTGCAATATAGGTTCTTCTGCGCTATTTTCAGAATTGCTGCTTGCCTCGATAGCTTCGTTGGTGTCCGTAAGCTCGACTCCACTGATGAGTTCCGAAAACTTTCCCTCGTTAGCCATGCAACGCTTGCAGTAGCCTTCTACCAGACGAACCGACATTGGGTCAGGAGACCAAACCTTTAGTCTGGAAAAGAGTTCGTAGTCTTCGGCGTAGACCTCCTTTACAAGAGAGAGGTCCGATTTCCCCCGGAACGAACGATACTGCGGGTTTGAGCGCAGTGAGTTCTTTTTCAAGCAGCACTTACCGATGACCTTGTTGAAGTATTCAGCTATGTCACGACTAGCCAGAATCAAGTCGAACTTGGCAGTAAGCCAATGGGTCTGAGGCAGAAAGAACTGAGGCACAAGGCCGATGTTATCCCTCACGAAAGCGATGAGTTCAGTCGCCCTTTCTTGTGGCTTTTTGCTCTCGTTTTCGATTAGGTGGAGGTTGAATTCGTCCGTGAATTGCTCAGAACCCTTGTTCAAAAAAGCAAGTATCATTGCACTCTCAAACCGCTCCCTCGGGTCTCGGATCAGAATCACCTTCTGAGCCGAACTCCAAGCATCCCTTCCGTAAATGCTCCTAGCCTCATTGGGGCTAATGTGCTTTTCCGCGCCGATGCTCTCAGTAAGGCCGAGAGCAGAAGCGAATGCATCATTCCCGGTCAACGGGTTTTCGATGAGCACAACAGAGCGGTCCTTATTGGTTCTCATTGGAAAAGTATACTGGAGATAATGCCTGACGGCAATCAATAAGTAGGTAGCCGGGACTTGTCTAACGACGAATAGAGGACTTCCCATGCAAGTCTAGCCACTGCTGGAACTTGTGCATTTCCAAGGGTTCTAAGCCTGTCCACCCTATTGGAAACCCCATGATCCACTCTGACCATTGAGGGTTCATTGCTCCACCAGCTATTACATTCAATGGATATGTGTTCCTGAGATACTGTGCTCGTCCTGCGTTGTTCTCTGAGTCCTGCACTGTCGGGGTAGGCAACAGTTCCCCAACTTTCGTCAACAATACGCCAGCCGTCCTTGGAATGTGCCCTAACGCAATCGCATCGTGAACCACCGACTCGGCAATTCTTGCTGCCTGTTGCTCCACCATTCGTGAACTGCTGGTAGTTACCCTCCTCGTCCAATGGCGACCACTCCCTAAACGCGAGAATGAATGTTCGCTTGCGTAGATGCGGTGCTCCGACATCCGACGCATAGAAGTCCCCGCTTCTGCAACTGTATCCGATCTGAGCGAGTGATTTCCAGACCTCCTTGATGCCGTCTGACCTGAGACTTTGGACGTTTTCGATAAAGACGAATCGTGGACACGCTTCGTCAACGACTCTGCACATCTCAAACCACAACCCGCTTCGTTTTCCCTTGAGACCCGCGCCTTTCCACGTTTTCGACAAGTCCTGACACGGAAAACCTCCAGATACGACATCAACAATTCCTCTATACGCTTTTGCCGTAAATGTTCTGATGTCATCCCAGATTGGGAAAGGTGCGAGAATTCCGTCATTTTGCCTAGCGACAAGAACACTTGCGGCATAAGGGTCGATTTCGACGGTACAGACCGTTTTCCATCCGAGGAGTTTTCCGGCGAGGATTCCGCCACCAGCCCCCGCGAAGAGGGCGAGTTCTCTAAGCTCTCCATCAGTGCCCTGCTGATTATCCATGCCATATCAATAATTGATCAGTTTGATCCCGATTCCATACACTGACCCGTTGCTATGGAGCGTTGTGTCTTGTGTCGTCTTGATTTCATTCCAGAACTTTGGAACTTCCACGAGATGACCCTTTGACCCGATGCCATCCGGGGCGCAGACATCGTGAAACGCCACCGTCCCGCCTGACCGAACGCACGGGCCGAACCAGATATAGTCATTGGAAACTCCCCTGTAGGTATGGTCTCCGTCGATGAAGAGGAAGTCGATATTGCCACGCTCCCGTTGTGCAAGAGCGTGGGCTTCGCGGCTATGCGAGTCAATCAGGTGTAGCTCAACCTCGATTCCTCGATCAGACAGGTGCTTGGCGCAATCGCGAAGAGCTTGCTCGGAGTTGTCCTTGCCCCACAACGATCCGGGTAGGTCAACAATGATGACACGTTCTAGCGAGGGCATCGATGCTTCCGCGAGACGAATCAAGGACCGACCGTGCCTCGACCCGATCTCCATGATTGCTTTGGGACGAAGCTCGCGAACGTGCTGGCAAAGTGCCTCAAACTCGTCCGGGTTTTGCGGCGGATACTTGAAGAACGTGCTAGCCATGCTCATAGTGAGCATAGATTAGCTTTTAAGCGTTACGAAGCAAGGCGTATATTCTCCTACCCACGCACCGAGTTGGTTGAATGCCCAGAACTCCAAGGCTTCCTCATCATTCTCCATTCCCTGCTCAACCAGCCTCGCTATCACCTTGTCCTTGTCGTAGCACAAAATGGGAGGTCTCCCGTATTGCTCGACAACTCCGACGACACAATCGTCGTATCCATCCATTTTGATAAGCGGCTCGTCCGTGAATTGTTCCACGAAATTGTCCAACTCATTGTCCACGGCACTCATGTTTTATTGTTTTGTTAGGCCAAAAGCAACTTGCCGCGCTTTTCAAGCATTTCCCACGCAACGCTCACGGCATCCATCTGGTCATCATGCTTTCCGTCAGGGAACGTGTCAAGCTCGTCAATGAAATCCTTCGTCCATTCTGCTTGAACCACAACGACCTGCCCAGCCTCAACCTTGTTAAGCCAAGACTGTGCGCGAAGCAACTTTGAGCCACCACCCTCGGAACGCTTCGGGGGGTTCTTCAACTCGACCTTCACCCTGCCTATGAGAGCATCACGCACATCCTCAACCACGCCCTTGAACCCGCCGACACCTTCCATACCCATGCGAAGCACGCGTATCGAAGGCTCCTCGCCACTCTCCGTAGCTATCGTTCCTGCTTGTGGGTATCCGCGAAGATCGACTTCTGCTTGAAGAGTGATGAGGGACCGCATCTTTGCCCACGCGAGACGCCTCCTCACCATGTTAAGGACGTAAAGCGTCTTCGACTTCCTGTCATAGCCAAGAAGAGCACCAGCCGTGTAGTCAGCTGTCTGCTCCTCGCTCAACGCGGTATCCCAACCGCGCACTATTTCATCTATATTGTCCCACGGAACGTCCGACATTCTGACATACTTCAGATTGGACAAGTCCGTTATGCTGCTGCTCACAGAACGCGGCTTTCCGCGATACTGACTGTCCCACTCATAGGCTGGAATCGTCGCCTTGATGCCTTGGAGATAGGAAAGCGGACGTTCTTCTGGGAATAACGCTTCATTCGCCCCCCTGTTGAGCACATCCGTCTCCCCCTCCTCAAGGATTGCCGGAATGTTGATGTAGTTGAACTGCTGATCCGGCCTACCCTCCGCTATCAACTGGTTTACGTGCTCGTCACTGGTGAGCTTTCCGATCAAATCGTCTGGATGCCATCGTGTTCCGATGATGAACTGCTTCGCGGATGGGTGAAGGCGCGTGAAGCAATCCCCGAAATACCACTGGATCACTTTCTCACGCAAAACCTCGGACTCAGCCTCGGCACGACCCGCGTGAACGTCATCCATGATGAGGAGATCAACCCGCCTACCCGTCAGCTTCGACCCGGAGGACTTCGCCACAACCCCTCCACCCTTCGTCGTCACCCACTCATCAGACTTGTTGCTGCCCCTCACCGGATGTATGCCGGGAAACACCAACTGATACAACGGGCTTTCCATTCGTGCGCGTATCGCCTTGGAGAACTTCGTCACCAACGTGTGCGAGAAACCCGTGATCGCCACATTATAAGAGGGAAACCTCCCCAGCACCCACGACGGAGCCTCCACCGACAGCATAGAACTCTTCCCGTGCTGTGGAGGCATCGACACTGCCGTGTTCGGCGGCAATTCATTCCCCACAATCTGCTGAACCAACGAAATCAAATATCTGTGGACACCCCCAAGCACAAACTGCGAATGCCCCTGAGGGTTGAACAAGTGGTAGTAGGCGAGGAAATTCTCCCTAGCCAACTCCACCAGCGTTGAAAGCAGCAGGACATACTCCGAATCAGACATTCCATGCGGAACTGCCACCGCACCCGTCCGTATGGCGTGTTGCGCCCTCTCCACGGGAGAAGCGGACTCCATCGGGTCCGGGGCTTTCTTGCTCACCAGCTTCGTCGGAAGCACCACTTTCGGCTTTCTACCCATGGCTCACTCCTCCTCCTCCACCTCAATGACGTTTGCCGACTTCTCCGAGGACTCCAACAGCATTGGATTCTGCTTCAGCAGATCGGACAACGCCAATCGCAACGAATCCGCCGGAACATCCGACTTGAAATTGATTTGGACATTATTCTGCACCGAGCCATACCCAATCGGATTGCCATCAGCGTCCAATGCCATGACCGTGGGCTTGCCGTATCCCCTGTCCTTGCCCCGCCTCTCCAAAAACCATCGCATCGACCGCAAGTCCTTCTCCTCCACCGTCGTTCGTATGAACAACGCCTCCATGTTGTCCACAACCGCTTCGGCTATGTCGTTGACCGACTCCGCATAAACCGCATCCGAAGCCAGCCACCTGTAATGCGTCATGCGGCTCACGCCAACCTTCTTGCACGCATACACGACGTTGCCATTCGACCTCGACAAGTGAAAGAGCATCAACTCCTTCTGCTCGGCCATGCGTTCCTTCACCTTGACAGGCAATTCCCCCACACTCGGGGACTCCTTCCTCCCTCTGGAGCGAACTTTTACTACGGGTAGCTTTGCCATACAAGACTGTGCTCCAACCATCGGAAAGATCAACCCCACGTATGCCCACACCTCGGACACTCGTTATATTCCTCCACCTCCAGCAACTCCCTCGGCGCAGCAGACTTCCTCGCAGCCCTTTTCTTCGGAAACCACTCAAAATCATACTCACCGAAGTCCACCCCGGCATCCTCCAAGTCCTCAAATTCCCCGGCAAGCAAGTCAAAATCCCAATCCGCAAATTCCGCAGCCTTGTTGACCATCAATCGGAGAAGGCGAACACTCTTGTCATCCATGTCGTCGCATCTTACCACCGGAACCTCGGTCAAACCCATCTTCTTCGCGGCTTTGGCACGCAAATGCCCATCGACAATCTCATTCCCCTTCACCAGAAGCGGGACGCGAAACCCAACCGCTTCAATGACCTTCACCATGTCATCAACGGCATGGTCGTTCTTTCTCGGGTTGTTCGCATACGGCATGAGGTCTTCAAGCGGCACGTTTTCAACCTTCATCGACGCTTCTTTTGCACGTTGGCTTCGTTTTCTGACTTGCATCACTAACCTTCGTCAACTTTGCACGCTCGTGCAAACCCAATTTTTTCCAAATTTACACACACGCGAATCCTGATTCCAAAACTTCGCCCCCGATTATTTTCAACACCACCCCCCCCCTCCATTGCCCAAACCGTTTTTTTCCATCAATACATACGGGGTGTTGAAGTTCATCTAGGCTCGCGCTTCCCACGGAATTTCGACGTCCCCCCCCTAGTGTTCAAGTAAACAGTAAGACCTGGTGCGCAATGGCACAAAAAAAAGCGCGCCATGGTTTCCCATGGCGCGCCTTTCCGGCCTGATTTCGAAGCGTCAATCGCACGCGAAAAGCCAATCAGTGACAGCCATTAACTCGGACAACGTAGCTTGCATGAGGTAGGCAATCGTGATTGCGGAATCGCCGGACAGTTCCCGCGATTCGCTCGCCAGTGAAGCGAGACGAGATAGCAGGAACTGCCGCTTGTTCTCTTTGTATAGGCGACGTTCCCTTTGTTCCATGGCTTGCGCGTATGTGGGTTTATTCATGTTAGATGTAGGTTCAGAATT